AGCGGCAGAGAAAGCAGCGGCAGAGAAAGCAGCGGCAGAGAAAGCAGCGGCAGAGAAAGCAGCGGCGACGCGGTGGCAGCTTTCCGACCGGGAAAAGGAAATAATCAGAAAGTTAAGTCAAAACGATTAACGACATGGACGCGGATAACAACCTCAAAGGATGGGACAACTTACCGACGACATTTTCAGACAACCCCGAAAACGTCGCCGATAATTCTTTTGTACCCGATAAGGATGCCGAGACATCCACGGGCAACAAAGACCACAACGGCACGAGACGGCGCATCACGGCATGTGTCACCCACTCCGACCGTTACCTTTTCCGTCGCGCGTTCAGCGAGACGCAGCTTCTCGACATTTTCGGCATCGAGCCGCCAAAGTACGGCGATTGTTGGCACTTCATAACGGCGGGCGACGTTGATTCGCTGTCATTCCTGAAAATCATGACACGCCACCAGACAATCAAACACGTCATCGTTTCGACGTGGTGCATGGCGGCTGAAGACATTTTGCAGTTTGACGAATGGCTCGAAGCCGGGAGAATCGAAAAAGTCGATTTCTATGTCGGCGAGATTTTTCCCGGAAGCTACACCGTCGAATATAAGATGCTCAACGACATCATCGAGCGTCACCATTGCGGACGCGTGGCGGTATTCCGCAACCATTCGAAGATAATGAGCGGACAAGGCGAAAAATTCGCCTTCACAATAGAATCGTCGGCGAACATCAACACCAACCCGCGAACCGAGCAGACACAAGTCACCGTCAACGACGAGCTTTACCATTTTTACAAGGATTATTTTGACGGCATCATTTCAATCGACAAAAAGGCAGACACGAAGTGAAACTCAAAAAGGAACTCATCGGACAAGTGGAACAATGGGTCGAGGACAACGGACTCATGGATTTCGGCGGAGCGACGCTGAAGGAGTTTTGCGCTCATTTCGGTATCGACCGCCGGACTTATTACCGATGGCTTGAAAATGCCACATTTGCCAATGCCCTAACGCACGCGCGAGAAAAGTTCCGGGACAACATCGAGAACCGGGCGGCGCGGTCGCTGATTAAGCAGGTCGAAGGTTACAGATACACCACAAAGAAGACAAAAGCCGTTTACGTCAACGGCGGCAACAATCAGCCGATGATAGTCAAGCAGGATGTCACGACTTACGACGTGGACGTTCAGCCGAACACACAAGCGACGATATTCTTATTGACGAAGATAAACCCGGGCAAATGGGGTAACGCCGAGGTGACACGCGAGACACCGCCGCTGGTGGTGGAAGTTGAAGACCAAGAGACGGCGAACCTTGTCAATGAGCTGATGAAAGGGGGCGACGATGAAGACGACTAACGTATTCAAACGGAACGCCGCCGCTTTTTTGTCTAAAAAGTACCGTTACATCGTGAACAAGGGCGGCACACGTTCAGGCAAGACGTTCGCAATCCTTCAGCTTCTCATCATCCTTGCAATGTATGACAAAAAGCCGACCGTCACCTCGATAATTTCCGAGACGCTCCCACACCTGAAACGTGGAGCGATTCGCGACTTCAAAAACATCATGCGAGGCGACAAGCTGTGGAACTCCCGGCAATGGAACGCGACCGAGAATTTCTACACGTTCCCGAACGGTTCAGTCATCGAGTTTTTCAGTGCCGACCAAGAGGCGAAGGTCAAAGGACCGGCACGAGACCGAATGCTTATAAACGAGTGCCAATATGTCGCTTATAACATTGTCCGTCAGTTGTTAGTCAGAACAACCGGCGTTGTCTGGTTTGACTACAACCCGACACACGAATTTTATATCGACAACGAGATTATAGGCAGCGGACGCGAGACCGTCATCCATTCCACATACAAAGACAACAGATTTTTGACGAAGGCACAAATCGAGGAAATCGAGTCAAACAAAAAAGACGAGAACTGGTGGCGTGTCTATGGCATGGGACTGACCGGCAATTTGTCAGGCACTATTTACAACCCGTTCACCCAAATCGACGAACTCCCGGAACACCGCGGGCGGATGATGCACGTCATGGGTTTGGACTTCGGATACTCCAACGACCCGACCGCCTTGATAGACGTTTACATCGACATCAACGCGAAAAAGGTTTATCTCGACGAGGTGATATACAGTGCCGGGCTTCTCAATCAGGACATCGCGGCGCGGATGAGACGGCACGGTGTCACCCGGACGGTGGAGATTTTCGCCGATGCAGCGGAGGCGAAGTCCATCGACGAGCTGGGTGTCAAGGTTTACAAATACAACGTCAAGCCGTGTTACAAAAACGACCTACTTTCACAAATCCAATATATGAACCGCTTCGAGTTTTACGTCACAAAGCGGAGCTTGAACATCATCAAGGAATCGCGACAATACCGATGGAAGGAAAACAAGGACGGCGATTCGGTAAACGTCCCGATTGACATGTTTAATCATGCAATGGACGCGATACGTTACGCGGTTTATACGCCTTTGATGGGAAGGATAAGACCGAAAGCGGGAAAATCACACCTCACACAACTCAAAAACAGCGTACAATGAGAAAGAAACGAAAGACAGAGCTGATGACGTTCGCGCGGTACTCCGTTTTGTTCAACAACGGTTGCATCGCGCAAAGCAGCATCGAAGACCTCAAGGAATGCGGACGACCCGAGAAGCTGGGCGGCAGATACACGCCCGAGACGCTCAACAATATCACCATGGGACAACTCGCCGAACTTCTGACAGCGGAAGAGCAGACGCTTGAAGAGGTTTTGCGTGTCATCATGGGCTTGAGGGTGTCGGACGTGATGAGCGACCCGGCACAGAGCGTCCACGGATTCATGAATTTCGTCACGTCGGAGTTTCAGCGAATCGGCGGCTTGTTCAAGCAGCTCGAAGGCGGATACACGGCGGAGCAGATTCAGGCGGGCGTTTTGCAGCTCGACACCGGCGGCATATTCGGCACGATTGACTGGTACGCCCGGCGCATGGGCATCACCAATCACGACGAAGTTTTAAAAGTGCCGTGGCTTCATATCTGGCAATGTGCCAAGAATGACAAAAACGTCGCACTGTACGAGCGGCGGCTTAATAAAATCATGTTAGACAATGCGAAAAAGTAATTATCATGCACATCGAACAAGAAATCAAAACAATCATCGAGGGGCTGGGGTTTCGTTATATCCATTTGGTTGACGGCTACGGATTTAACACCTTGCTTCCACAGCTCACAAAGTCAAAGACGGCGTTTGTCGTCAATTTCATTTCAGAGGGCAGCACCTTCGAAATCGACAAGTACGATCGTCGGCGCGAGACGGCACAAATCCAGATGGTACTGGGTGACGTTGTGCCGTTTGTCGGGGCTGAAAACCAAGTCGGAGAAACCGAGACGATAGTCACCGAAGCCGACAACGTGGAAAGCATCAGCGAGACGATGAAAACAAGGATTCATCAAATCATCGGCGCACTCAACGCCTCCGGCAAATTCGAGCCGGTCAAGCGTTATCGGACGCGGACGTTTCCGTTCCGATTTGATGCTTATTGCACTTGCGTGACGCTCACCTTCGAACTTACCGAATCGGCTGGCACATGTGTCACAAATGAGATATTCAAATAACAGACCATGAGCGAGGAAATCAGGACAATCGTTGACGATGAGCTTAACAAGCTCGCGGAGCTTATCAGGCAGCACCACACCGAAGCCGGACAGGTGGCATCGGGAAGGACGCGCAACTCCATCAAGGTCGAGACATCCGGCGGCAATGTCGTCGTCGGCACGGTGTACGGACGCGCTTTTTTCGGCACGCTGGAGACAGGCTCGAAGCCGTGGAGCGTTCAATATGCCACGCCGCCGAAGCCGTTCGTTCAGACCATCCAGCAATGGATAGACGACAAGGGGCTTGACCTCAACGCCTTTTTGACAGCCCGAAAAATCATGCAGGAAGGTTCGAAGTTATTCCGGGACGGCGGACGTAACGACATTTATTCAAACGAGATACCCAAGACGCTCGACACGATAGCGGACAGGGTGTCGGCACTTTACGAATCAAAAGTCATTGAATCAATCAAATTAAACTTAAAATGAGAACTTATACAGGAACTTACACGATAAACGGCGAGACTTACAGTTACACCATCGAAGCCCCAAACGCGGCGGTGTTTATCCACTCGAAACACGTTTTTTGTAAAATCAGGATTTTGGACTCCGACAGTTATCCAGTTGTCAACAGAAAAATCAAATTGACATCGGCGACCAGAAATCTGGAGAAATACACCAATTCAAACGGCTCAATATTGTTTGACCTTGCGCGATTGCTTCAGATAAGCCGAGGGAGTTACGACGACGTAAAGAGCGAACTCAATTTGACTTATAACGACACGAACCAGTTGTCAAAAACCGAATTAAACGGCTTTTCGTTTCATGATGGGAATTTGCAATTTCGAGAGGTTCAGTTCGAATCACTCAACGGAGCGAATGACATCCTTGACAAATTCTGGTATGATGCAAACCGTCGCCTCCGTTGGTTTGCAAATTACCCGTTTACGTTTGACTTTCCGAACATCAACGGAAATTGGAAGGTGTCCGTCAATGGTGACGCGTTGGCATCACAGGCGTTCCCATACGTCAGCACCCAGCGAACCCATATCATGGCAAGAATCAACCCGAAGCGGTTTTTTTTGAGTGAAAGCAGAGTGATAAGCAAGGCGAAATTTTCCGGGGTCGGACAACTGTCAATAGACGCACAAGGCAACATTTCGCCATCATCCAACACGCTCGAAATCATCGCCGACAATCAGACGCTTGACCTTGAACGCAAATGCTATCTTCGTTGGATTGGCAAACATGGCGAAGTGTTTTATTGGTTATTTAAAAAGCACAGCATCAAAGACAACGTGACGCGCGATTCCGCGAAAATGGCTTATATCTCCGAGGCTTTCAATTCTTACGGCGTATTGGATAACGACACACCTTGCAATTACGAGAAGGAGACAACGCTCACCGTTTATTCGTGTCCCGTCGATGATATTGATTTTGAAACACTCAAAAGCATCATCAACTCGCCGGTTGTCGATATGCTGGTTTCGTACTCCGTGAGCTACACACCCAGAACCCAACAAACCGAACAAACGGAAGAAATCGAAAACGAAGGGGCTGAAGGTAGAGAAAACGTCGGCGGCGATGATGACCGGGCAAACGGCAATTATAT